GATCAGCGGGCGGCGCGGGCGAGGCGGCCGGCTGCGCGGGCGGGTCTTCGGCGCCGGCTTGGAGGCGGATGGGTGCGCCGTTCTTGCGGTAGCCGATGATCGCGCCAGGCGTGACCGGCAGGTTGTGTACGGGCATGCGAAAGCCCTCCTGGGGCTCGTTGAGTGAGGTGGGGTCTTACCGGGCGGTCCAGCCGCCCGGAGTCAGCGAGAAGGTTGCGGCTGCGCCGCGGTGGCCGCGGACAGGACGTGCTTGCCGCCGCCTGGCGGGATGGACTTGTTGCACGGGCAGCACGACGCGCCGATGGGGCAGGTGCACGGTGTGGACTCGCAGCACGGGCAACCGGGTGAAGCCATCGGGGCGCCTCCCCTTAGTGTGCATGGAACGGGTGTTCGCGGCGCCTGGCGCCGATCTGGGTCATGCGCAGTCCCGTGGCCTTCCGGTGCTGCGCCGAGGCGACCCGGGCGGCATACAACTCGCGCCGGGCCGCGGTACGGGCGGCTGGCGTGGTGGCCACGCTGTACCGCCTGCCCGCCCGCCTGACGTTCCGCTCCAGGGCCCGCTGCCGCTGGCTCGCCTTGTACACCTCGCCCGCCTCGTCCACCGGGACGGAGTTGGTCACCTCGGGCATGATGCCCGCGCCCTCGGGAGCGGTGAAGCACCGGCAAGAGGGATGGCGCCACCCGGCCGCGCGGGCTTCCGCATACGTCGGGTAGCCCTTCGTGGCGCCCGTCAGGCTGATCGTGCGGCCGAGCCACGGGATGCACAGCGGGCACGATCCTTCGGTGCTGTGCGTGCCGATCACCGCGAGGTCGATCCCGGCGCGGGTCATGGCGCCGTGCTGCAGTTCGTCCCACAAGCTCGAAACCGCTGTCCTCGTGGCCATCTCCACGTACGACGTCAGGTCCCAGTTCCGGCCCGCGGCGTCGGTGAACCCGGTGATCCCGTGCTCGGCCAGGTCGTCGAGGGCGGTCTGCGCGGCCTGGATCCGGGACAGGGTCAGTGACCCGGTGGGGCGCTCCCGCTCGATGGCCTGCTGGACGGCGCGGCGGTAGGCGTCGTCAGCGGAGCGGTACGGGGTGAAGATATTGCCCGGCGGTCTCGGTGGCACGGCCGCCGCGGCGGTTTCCGGCGCGGTCTCCGTGACGTCCTGTGCGGCGCCGATGACGGTGCCGAGGCCGTCTGCCAGGTTTCCTGCTGCTGTCTCCGACGCTTGCTCCACGGACGCGGCGAGAGCGGAGAGGTCTGGCTCGGGCGCGGTAGCAACGGCGACGGCCGGCCGGGTGAACGGAGCCGGGCCGAGGTCGCGGGCCGCAGCCGCGCGGGCAGCCCGCGCGGTGTCCGTGGTGGCGCGCCCGATCACGGACCGGATCTGCGGTGTCGCCGTGGCGTAGATGACGCGGATAGCCTGCTGCAACTGCCGCTGCGCGACGTTCGGCAGCAACGTGCCCCCGGCCACCCGGCGTGCGAGACTCGCCAGGGTGGACAGGAGCGCGTGCTCGATCCGCTCAAAGATCAGGGCGAGCGCGGCGGCTACCTGCTCGGCGTGGTCCTCGCGGGCGTCACCGGGGGTTTGCGGGTACGGCATGCTCACGGGCAGCCTCCCGGCTCACCAGTGCACCCAGAGCGAAGGCCAGATGGCCGGTCAGGTCGTCAACCCGCTTGCGCTCGGCGTCGTAATCCCGCCGCAGAGCGCGGCTGTCGTCGGCGCCGTGGTAATGGCGCGTCAGTTCCTCCATGAGGGCCCGCGCCATGTCATCGGTAAGCGTGAGTGTCGGCTTCGTGACCACCATCGGGTCGACCTGTTCCCAGGTCAGGATGTCACCGTCGAAGCGCGCGATCATGCGGGAAGGACTGTTCGCTACGTCGCCTGGGAACTCGTTGACGATGGCGATTTGCACGGCGTCAGGCATGAAGCCGTGACCGTAGCTGATGAAGACGCGGATCATGGGGGTCTCCTACGGGGTTGGTGTGGTCACGGCGCGGGGGGCGGGACCAGGCTCACTCTGCGCAGCGGCGACCGCATGGTGATAATCAGCGTGTACACCGTCACCGGGCCACCGGGCGTGCCCACGATGGCCGGGCTGGCGTCGAAGCCGAAGTCCTCGCCGAAGCATTGCTTGTCGATCGCGGCGAGCGCCGCGGAGCGGATCCGGGCGGCGGTGTCGGTCGCGGCCACCGGTCAGCCGCCGGCGGGCGGCTGGTCCTGCGGCGTGCCCGCGGTGATCACCAGCGACGTCGCCGCGCCCGCCACGACGGTGAACGCCTCGGAGCCGGTGAGCGGCGGGGTCACGCTGTTGTCGGTGACGGTGACCGTCGCGGTCCCGGGGACGCCCGCGACGCACTCACACGACTGGGTGTCCGCCGACGGGGTGATCGCGATCACGCCCGGGTTGTCCACCGCCCAGGAGAGCTGGTCGGACACGGGGCTGCCCTTGGAGTCGGCCTCGGCGACGGACAGGAGTACCTGCTGGGTGTCGGTGAGCTGCACGAGATGTGGTCCTTTCAGGAGGGTTGGGCTGCCGGGCCCAGCCTGGGGGCCCTGCTCGTAGGTGAGCGCGGCGGGGGTGAGGATGAGGACCGCGGGACCGGTCAGGAACTGGTAGAAGATGTCCGCGATCCTGACGACGTCGGGGGCGTGGTGCAGCGCCGAGGCGGGGTCTGTGGCGATCCCGGACGCGGCGTAGTAGCCGACGGCGCTCTGGAGGGCTGCCAGCCGGTCGGCGTCGCTCATGCCGTGGGACGGTTTCTCCGGCCGAGCATCCGGTTCCGGGCGTCGGCCTTCTCAAAGATGCTCGACCCCGTGGCCGCGCTGGAACGGTCCTGGACGCCACGCCCCAGGTCCGGTGGCGTGCGCGTGCTCCCGTCCGGCCTGGTCGCCCTGGTGGCCTGCTGGCCCGGCTTCGCGGCCGTCTGCCGGGACTGGGCAGCCTGGGAACCGACCGGTCCCGGGTCGCGCTGCTCGGCGCCCGTGCGGGCCGCGCGGGTGACCTGGGAGCGGGCTTGCGCCGGGTTACGCCCGGTGCCCTTGGCGCCGCTGCCTTTGCCTGCCATCGTCACGCCTCCACTGGCCGGTTAGGTTCGCGCATCCACCGGCGAAGCGCCAGGAACGCGCCGAAGGGAGTGCGGCAGTTGCCGACACCGCGCATGTTCCGGTAGCAGCAGCCCCACCGGCCACGCGAGCCGGGACCTGTTTGCGACCGCGGGTAGCGCTCGAATTCGTACGATCCGAGCCGCCAGCGGTGGCGGGGAGCCTCGGCGCACAGTTCAAGATCGGCCATCAGTAGTTCCCGCCGCGGTTGAGGTGCGCCATCCCCGCCGCAGCCGTTGAGTACGGGCCCGGCTGCGACGTGGCCACGCCCGTGTCGTCCTCGTCGCTGACCTGCCGGTTCCCTGGCTTGTCCGGGTTGCCGCCCACGGTCTCCGGGTAACCACCCGGCGGCGCGGTCAGACGGGCGTCGTTGCCTTCCCGGTGCCGTGCCAGGTCAGCGGACATGTCCCGCGGGCCAGCGGCCGGTGCCGTGGATGGCACTTCCTTGCCCGCCGGGTTCGGAAGCGCCTCACCCGGCCCGCGGGTCAGCATGACCGGTCAGGCCCCGTCGCCGCCGGACCCGTACGGGCTGGAACCGCTGGAACCCGCCAGGGACGCGCCGGGTGCCTCCGTGCAGCCCGGTCCGCCGACGGTGGACTCCGCGTCGCCCTTGTGGACGTGCCTGCCCAGGTCCATCGCCATGGGCCGCTCGTCGCCGGTGGTGTTCTGCACCGGCCTGCCGCTGTCGCCGATCGCCACTGTGATCACAACCTTTCTGGTTGGGTTACTTGCCCTTGCCGCCGGACTTGCCGCCTGAGCGGCCCTTCGCTGCGGTCCGGCGCCCGGCGCCGAGGACGTTCTTCGCGAAATTCGCCTGCTGCTGCGCTTTCGGCCCGGCCTTCCCAGCCAGCGCGTCGGCCATCTTGCCCGGCGGGATCGGCTTGTCCTGCGGCACGCCCAGCGACTGGTGCAAGCCGCCCTTCTGGAACGTGATGGGCTTCTTGCCGGGCGCTTTGATCGTCTGCGTCTTCTTCTTCGCGGCCATGTCACGCCTCCGTGTCGATGTCGCCGGTCTCCGGCAGCTGCGCCGCGCTGGGTGCCTTCTGCGGCTCCGCCAGCTGCTCCACGTCCTCCGCGATGTCCATCCCCGGCGGCGTCGACAATGCGATCCGGGCCCGGCCGAGCAGCGCGGTCCCCAGCTCGGCGTAGATCATCCGGACCTCGGCCTTGACCTCGGCGTCGGTCCAGTCCGGGTGGATCATCCGCACCAGGGTTTCCTTCGACGCCGCGTCGGCCTGCGCCAAAGCCTGTGCGGTGTTCGCGAGCTCCAGGGGGTCGGGGACGATCGCGTCGGGGAACTCACAGTCCGGCCGCTCCGGGCTAAGGGTCGTGTCGTTGAACACGGACCGTTTCACCGCGAGCCACCCGTAGAGGATGTCCCGCAACCCCGGCCGCCAGTACAGCACCTTCTTGTTCCGGGTGATCAGCGTCTTCCGTTCCCGCGCCCGGATCTCCGTCGCCGTCATCGCCGCGCCCTGCGCGTCATACTCGCCGAACGTCTGCCCCGAGTAGCCCGCCCCTTGGACGATCCGGTTGATGTACTCCGCGCACGTCGCCTGATGCTCTTGGAAGCGGATGGCGAACTGCTGCGCCATGATCGTGTCCGTCGCGCTCCCGCCAGCGGTGAGCATCGACATGGGCGAGTACACCTGCCGGTCCGGGTCCCACACCGCGCCCTTACCGCGGCCGATGTTGTCGAGGAACTGCTGCGGCACGATCAACCTGGCCTTCGCCAGCCGCACATCCCGCTGCCAGGACGAGTAGACCTCGTCGAGGGCGTCCATCAAAGGTTCGACCCCGGAGAAGTCTGACCGGCCCAGGGGTGCGGTTTGCGCGCCGAGGTCACGCCAGATCTTGTTCGGCAGCATGTTCGGCACGTACACCACGGTGGAGGCGTCGTCGGGCATGTCGGGGAAGGTGATCGCGTTCCCATCGCTGAGGTACTGGGCGAACTGGGCTGTCTCCGGGAAATCAGTCAACGGGTAAATGCGGCCG